CTCAAGGAATGTTGCGTAAGTAACAGTCATCAGGCGTTCCCCAAGCGAATGGATTCAAGGCGTTTGTTGATAGCATTGCGCACTCGAACGCGGCCTTCGATTGCTTTCCATTCATTGAGCTGTTGCTCGTCATGAATGATTTCAAGGGTGCGCAAGGCTTCAATGAGAGGAATGTTGATCAAGGATTCAGTGTCCCGTGGAATGGTTTCCACGGTTGGCTTCTCCTTCAACTCTTCAATAGCCCCGATGGACATCAGCCGCTTAACCGTTTGATTTTCGCGGGCTTGCTTCCATTGTGTTTCGGGCACTTCTTGATTCAACCCCGGCGCAAGTTGAATCATTCCTCCAGTGGTGATAATGCCAAATCCTCCTTCGCGAGGGGGATTTTCAAGCTCAGGACGATAAGCAATTAACATTTTGGTGTTCAATAAGAACCAGGAAACAGCTTAACGCCCTTTGCTCAAATGGCTCAAGAAGACGCTTGGACGTAAACCATGCTCTTGGGATAGTACACAGCCACACCACCCACGCGAGCGTGAGCAGGGACGATGAACTCAAGACCACGCTGCTGGGGCGGGAACAGTTCGAGGGGCTGAGGGATGTGCAGTTGCACTTTCTCAGGATCGCGCTTGTACACGACCATGCGGCTGGTGTTCAGGCGGCCAGCGTTTTTGCCCTTGGTCAGTTGGTTGATGGGCTCAACGTTACGGATGTAGGGGTTGGTGCGCAGGAAGTATTCCAGCACAGTCACGTCCGAAGAATCAGAGTTGCGGGTGGTGCTAACTTTGTTGTAATCTTCGTAAGCCAGCAGGATGGTATCCGGCTGTTCTTTCATGTTCGAGCCGTTGATGATGGCAGTAACGCCATAGTTCAGCAGTTCAATCATTTCTTGAGCAGTGGTGCCAACAGTGGTGAACCACTTGTCAGCAGCAAGGATGTCAACGGTGGAGTTGTTGAAGAAACCAGCCATGTTGACGGTGGACTCACCGAACATTGCAACGCTTTCAACTTTCTCCTCATAAGCGCGACGCACTGCAGCAGCACGACGTTGCTCAAGGGCAATGTTTGCCATTTGAGCAGCACGCAGTTCCTGAACGGTATAGCCGAAGCTACCACCGAAAGAACGGATGTTGATGCTCTTCTCCACCTGGCTGATGTCGGCACGCGGCAGATCATCGGCAGCATCGGCAATCAAGCGGAACTCCCCAGTGGAGTCCATGATGCGATAGGTGAAGGTTTGGGCGCCAGGACCAGCTTCGCTAGTAACAGGAAGAATGGTCGAGTACTTGATATCGGCATAAGCGATTTCAAATACTTGAGGGCGGATGTACTCAAGCTGACGCTGCAGGAAAAGCCCAGCGTCATCCATACGGAAATCAGACATTAGAGGGCCTCCTATCAAGAATCAGCAGAGAGAGTGAAGCTAGGGCCGTTCAGCTCCAGAACCACCAAACCGCTACCAGTGGTAGAGGTGAGGAAACGAGCATTAGAAAGGCGAACAGTCTTACCAGATGCAAAAGCATGGCTGAACTGACCGGCTTTACCAGTGCCGCTTGCGGAGTAAAGAACACGCACAGGCGAAGCCGGAGTGACGGTGCCGGTGACATAAACTGCCACAGCGCCTTCGTTGGCAACGTTCATCACTTGATTGATTTTCACACCAGGACGAGCGTCGCCATTAACGGCGGTTTCGTCAACGTAGGTGAGAATATTCACGCCAAGCACAGTGCCAGTGGCGCCAGAAATCGTGGTAGCAGAGTTTGCGACAGTGCCAGCCACGTTGTAAACTTGCAGGTCGCCGAAAGGCTGCACAACGGCAGTTTCATTGATGCAGGTGCTAATCGTATTGTCGCGGATGTCAGCGAGTTGACCTTCCAGCAAAGCAGCATGAGTGAGAGCGTAGCTCTGTTGCACGCCACCAGCAGAAGCAGTCCCTGACGTAGTGAAAGTTACAGCCATGGGTCAGCCCTTAGAAACGGAGAGGGGGGATTTCCAACCATTCTGCAGCTTGTCCATGTAGGACGAAGGAGCAGACACTGGAGATGCAATAGAAGCAACAGCTTGACGCAGCACTTCAGTGCCGGCCGAATCACCACGGGGGGCGGAATCAGCGAGCGTGTCAAACATGGCAGTCACATAATCATCGGAGCGTTCCGACAGATCAAGCGAGTCACCACGAGTGGCTTGAATGGATGCCTGCATGATTTCGCGGACAGTTTTGCCAGTGAAATCAAAAGCGGAATCCAAGGAAGGACGAGCTTTGTCGATAAGCGCAATGCGCTCTTCAACGAGACTGTCAACATTGATTTGTTGAGCAGCACTCAGGTCTGCCTTTAGGCCAACCATCTCGTCGGCAATTGCATCAGCACGCCCTTCGGCAGCATCACATTTGCCTTTCATTTCTTTTTCCATGGCATCCATTTCGGACTTCATGGAATCTGCGGCGGCTTGAAGCTCGTCGCATTTTTTCTTCATATCCTCGTAGGACATTTTGGCGTCTTCCCGCTCTTTGGTGATTGCCAGAGCTACGCTCTCGGTCACCTCGAACTCGGCGCCATCGAAGTTGACTTTTGCAGTCATAGATGGTTCCTCAATGGGAGTTAATAGAGAAGGATCAGCAGCATCTAGACGATCCAGATGAAGCTTCACTTGCGGCCCAGCGCGGCCCCTGCGAACGACAGCGATGTGATTACCGTTGATCTCCTTTTGGATGCCATCGTAATTTTCACCTTTGTCAGTCACGCCTGGAGTAGCGTCATAGTTGACGCGATAACCGGCACTGACTTCCTTGGCATCACCACGCATGATACGTTCAATAGCGTCTTTATCAGTGATCGTCATAACAGCACGGACAAAGCCGTTGTCATAAACCACTTCAGTGCCACTAAAGCCAATTTGATACTCTTTAGTGTTGTCGCTATCTAATAGAACAGGGGGATGCTCAAGGGTGATTGCTTTGCCCGCAAATGAGGCCAAGCTTTCGGGAGAAGCCACTTCACCTTCGGGACGAAACTCACGACGAATGGAACCATCGGCATCGGTGTACTGTTGTACACCAGTGCGAGCGATAGTTGCCCAAGCACGAAGATACCCTTCAGGGGTAACTTCATACTTTTCGATGGGAGCTACGTCGTAACGAAAGCATGTGTCACTCATTGCCCTACTCTACCAATAAAGAAAGCGGCAGATAGAATAACTTAGTCTATGCTGCCTAGAAATGCAGAGCGTTCAATACAAGCGCATTACCACCAGGGTCAATGCCCCGTTGCTTACTATTGTTGAGAGCAGGCAGGTTATTGGCACAAGAATGAAGGAGGCCAGGCTTAACTGCGGACTGTCACAATCAGACATCGCCAAAGCCTTGCATTGCGACCAGACAAGCGTTTCGCGAATGGAGCGAGGAATGGTATCGCCTGATTGCGCTCAAATTCGTATTCTTAGTTCTTTGTTTCAGCTTTCTATTTTGTACCTTTTGGGCTATCCAACTTTTGTAGTGTCAGCAGTGGACAGTTAGTCTTCGTCGTCGTACTCGCCACGAATGTCGGCAAGTTGATCTTCAATGTTCTCCATGATATATGCACGCGCCATCGCTTCGGCTTCAAACACTAGAAACTTAGTAGCAGAAAAATGCTCGTCTGGCTTGTCGTAGTGATTCACCACATAAGTGTGAACTTCTTCTAGCCGACCATTTTTGAAATGCTGTTCCTCGACAAGCCTCCATTGAGAAGTGTTGCGGTGTGCGTTGGAAGAGAGTATCGATAAAGACTGTTCAATGCCAATACCGTCTTCTTCTTCTTGTGTTGCCTCAAGGTATCGCATTATCAGTTTGCGGTGCTTTCAACCATCTTAATCACACGATTCGCCCACGCCTTTCCAGGATTCCCTCCCCAGAGGAGCCATGCAATAAATCCTGCATCATTCTCTCCACCGCTCTTATTTTTTTCATGGCGAGAAAAGAATGCTGCCATTCGCTTGATGGTTTCATAACTCAAGGCATCGCCGTTGCTTAGTGACGTGGCCCTCGCTACGCCACTCCCAATGCCCTGCTTGCCGGCCTCCTGGGTGCTCAAGCCGCCCTTGCCATACTTCTTACGCAGTTCTAGCCCGCGACGCGCTGCGGCCCGTACAGGCGATGGTGGGGAGAATGACCTGGCATCTCCCCTTAAGGCTTTCCCGAAGAATCCTCCTCCTCTTCCTCTTCTTCCTCCCCTTCCTCTTCTTCCATCACTTGCTGAAGGAATGCCCGCATGTAATCTTCGCTGGCATCTTTTTTCTTCATGCTCATTCCAGCTTCAGAGAGAGCAATGGCAACTGCTTGCTTATAGTTTTTAATAGGATCGCCACTGCTGCTTTTCAGCGTGCCAGCTTTGAACTCTCTTAAAACGCGAGAGATCTTTGCTTGCTTTGCCTTTTTGCTCTTGGGAGCGGCATCGTTATGGCTGTCCATGGTGGTCATTGTCCCTAGTTCTTGTAGTATAAACAGGTTTGATTTGTCTTGCCATGGACAACGCTTGTTGCAACTATTGCCTTGTCACGGCAAACACAAGATCGTCATAGCGTCCCTTCACGCTGCGCAAGTCAATCCTTTCGTAAACATAACCTTCTGGCACTTGCTGCTCTAAAGAATCGAACCAGCTAACGTCTTGCACGTCTTCAACAATGGCTACGCCGCCTTCAGTTAAGAGAGGCAGATACAACGCAAGAAATTGACATTGACTTTCTAAAGTGTGAGGGCCATCATCAATGGCAATATCTAGACCAAGTGGAGCAAGTTTCTTTACTTCCTTGACCGAGTCGGCAGTGTAAGCATCTTGAAACAAAAGCTTACAGCGTTTATTATTTAGTTTTTGATAAATATTGCTATGCACTGAGTCAATGTTATCCAAAAAGATACACCTAGCAGCAGGAAGATAGTCTTGCCATAGGAGCATTGAACCGCCGTATTGAATGCCAACTTCCATTAGCGTGATTTGCTTTTCCGCCATTGGAGCCAAGAATCTTTCATACATTTCAATGTACGAATGGAAGGTGTCCTTGTCTGTCCCTCCATCTTTCTCGTGGCCATTGATGTCGTGATAGGCAATGATCTCTCGGAGGTTCATGGTCAAAAGTAAGAAGCGGAATAGCTATGGGTGGGACAGGCTTGATTATAGTGGTCGAGATTGGTTTCATGCATATTGGCAACTTTGCCTGGCACAGACCCAATCCAGAATTCTTGGCTCATGCGATCGTCATCAGTTAAGAATGCTTCGTTCAACTGCAGCAAGAATGAAGCATTGGCCCACCAATAGTTTCCAGAAGAATGCGGCACAGGATAAGTGCGCCAGTTCACTCCGACCACATCATTGTCATCCAACAATCGCACGGCTTCTTTCCATTTCACTACCATGAAATGCTGCATCATCATGCGCCAGTCATCTTGATTGGGCGTGGCATGTGAGATGCCTTTGCTGTGTAAGTAGAAAATGCGAGATTCTGGGTATTGTTGGGCGCACTGCCTGGCCAGCAGCAGTGATGGTTTTTCTGAGAATCCTTCAGTTCTATAAATGGTTTCGTATGGTCCTTCTGGAATGGGAGACGAACCATTAATTGAAACTATGACATGGGCGTAATCGCACAATCCGCTGAGCAGCAAGAGCCCCATTTGCTCACTAAAGATTTGCTCCCATTTATGAGCCTGAAATAAATGGTAAACAACGATTAGCTTTTTAGATGAGTTCATTTATCAGTTTCGATGGGAAGCAGTGTAATAATACGACCATTGAATTCTTGCCGCAAAGAAGCATCAATGTATGTTGCAAAGTTATGGGCAAGAATAATAACAGTATCGTAATCTTTCAGCGCACTACGATCTACCACTTGAAAGCCTGTTCCTGGCACGTATAGTCCTTGCTTTTCAACTGTATCATCAATCACCACTGATTTCCCCATTGTCTCTACGTTCAGACCAAGAGTGTTGAGGAAGACACAGCCTTTTGCTGCAGCACCAAAGAAGCAAATCCTGCCCAGTTCGTTTGTACTTAATACATAGTTGAAATAGTTTTTGAGCTTGTCAATTGTCTGTTCAAAGTTGCATTTCTCAATCGCTTCAGCCTCTAGGGCTTTTGCCTTTGATAAATCAATGGTGGGTGCGCCTATTTCTTTGTTGGTCATCCACATGCGCATCGTACCGCCATGGATTGATTGAGACTGAGTGTGGATGATCCTGAGACCATATTGCTTGAATAGTTTCTCCAATGGTGCCATGAGCCAGTAGTAATAATGCTCATGGTAAAATTGATCAAACTGGCCAGTGATAATAGTATCTAATGTATAAGGAAACTCAAGAATCCACACGCCATCAAGAAACTTTTGAATGCCTCGCATGAAGGCATGGATGTCTTTTGTGTGTTGGAAGACATTGGTGGATGTGATGATATTTGCTTTAGGCAGGTCTAGGTGGTCTCCCCAGAAATCATTCACAAACTCAATACCAGCTTCTTCGTTATCTTTCTTGAAAGTAGGACTTGCATCTACATTGATTAAGGTAAGCTTTTTGCTGGCACGTCGCTTGCACGCCTTTAGCAGCGCCCCATCGTTTCCACCAATGTCAATAATTGTGTCATGCCGTAAATGGCTAAAACTTTGAAACAAAGCTTCACAATGCTCAATGTAAGGCTTGCTTGTGCTGGACCTATACAGATAGTTGCCGTACAGAACAGAGGGCTCTACTGCATAGTCCAAGTGGATGGTCAAATCGTCTTCAATAATCGCCTTCAGAGGAAACGTAGCTGCGGCCATTGACGACAGCTCTGAATCGCACAAATTGTTGACGAGTGGCTGCTGGCCAAGATCGAGGATGGTGCGAGTCATGGGATGAAGTGCATTGGAGCGCATAAAATAGGCATGTCGCCAAAAAGCTTTTCTCGAAAAAGTATAATCCCAGAAAGAAGCCTTTCACTTAGGAATGCCATGGCTCGCTGGTCGTAGCCATGCAGTTGCTTTATCTCCTCTTCGTTGGCCTCCCAGACCGGCCACAAGCAGTCAAACAGCACTGTCATGAGAGAAGCGTACTGCTTGCGCGGACCTCTTGCCATGGGTCCTCCGAAGAAGTGGTTTTGATTCCAGATGGCAGCCATTTCGCTGGCGCTGAAAGGCAGCTTGCCTTGCTCTGCTGCTTCCATCGTCATTCTTATTCCTTCAAAGGAATGCCCCCCGTTGAACTGAGCGGCAAGCGAGCAGTTGAAGAGACAAGTCTCTTGAATGTAAAGTTGATCCTTCTCCGACTGCTTGATGCCTTCGTCGTACCAATACCTGCGATACTGGGCATTGCCTACTAAAGGATCGGTGGTGTTTTGCAAAAGCCAGTACACTCCAGTTAGTTCTCCCCACCATGGATTCAAGGCAGAGATATTGTCGCCTTCATCATCAAAATACCATCCCTGTTCTTTGAGAGATTGCCTCTCGCTGGTAGTGAGTGTCGAGGAATTTGCGCACAATGGTTTTAGTGTGGCAACTGATTCATACCGTATAGGAAGATCCTTTGTTCCCACTGCATAAATAGTCAAGTCTTTAGAAAGCATATACTTTCCTCTGTTGCCAGATTTCGTTGTAGTTGTTGACGCCCTTGGCTCCTAGTCCAGTCAAGTCACCACCACCAGCCGGCTTGCTCCATGCCATGATCGTTCCATCAGGAAGGACGAACGCCCTGTTCTTTTGTTCGTGCGTGGGAGTCAGTTCTAGGTAGTCTCCATAGACATGATTGACATTGCCGCCGTTTGCTGCAAGTGCTGCACCAAGAAGCGTGGGACCAGTAGGGCACAATGGGGTGATGCCATAGTAATGCTCTTGGCAATTGTCAACAATCATTTCGATGGCGGTGCGTAATGCGGCGTTACCTGGCTTGGCATAGAGCACAGTCGTGGCACAGGCCCAACTGGTATAGCTAAACCGCTGAATATCACGAAAAGCCAAGAAGTCAATTTGATTGCCAATATCCACGCCATTGACCACTCGAATGGCAATGTCCATGTACCAACCACCAAGCGTGTACAACAGGCAGAATCGACCAAGATCCGCTTTGTATGAATAAGGAGTTAGGCAGTCATAGGCATTGACCACTTCTGGCTTGTGATGGTCAACAAGGAACTGCCTCAGCGTGTACTTGTCATAAATGACATGCTCTGCATCTGGAAAGCATTGATCAATAGTGCCAGTGGCAAACTTAAGAAACGGAGACAAGGAACTGTCTTCGTCTGAAAGAAAGATCTGTGAGATTTGCATGATGATCAACCAATGCGAGCAGGAGTGCCAAAGCCTTTGAAGACAGGCTCTTTGTCTTTTGCGCCCAAGGTTTCCTCAACAATTGAAAGCATTTGATTTTGAATAAAGGGCCAAGTAAAAGAAGTTTCATTGATGCGCTCCTTGCACCATCGCCCATCCCCTTCAAGCTTGTCCCTGGAGACATAGTATTCATTCAGAAGACGGGCCATGCTTTCCGGTTCTGGCAGCATTCGCTCCAGTCCATAGTTTCTATCAGTTTCGCTGCCATGGCATTCAATGCGATCAATGCCATAGAAGATTTCCTTCAAGCTGGTATGATCTGGCACCAGTTGAGCCACGCCAGTAGCTGCGTGCTCACTACTGACTAAGCCCCATCCTTCGCCAATGCAAGTGTTGACGCCCACGTCCGAGGCATTGTAAACCTTGTTCAATTGCTCTATCGGCAGGCAGTTATGAGTGGAGAAGTTTGGATTGGTCAGGATTAGTTTGTTTGTTGGATCGTAACCCTCGTCTCTTGCAACTCTTTTGAACAATGGAATAATGTCCCATCCCATGTCTTTGGTGCCCATGTTGAGCCAAAGACGTGCGTCAGGCTTATCCAAGGCAAACTTAATAAAGCCTTTGATCGTCAAGTCAATGCGCTTCCGAGGCTGATTTCTATTGCCATTGAATACAATGAATACATCTTCTGGCACTCCAAGTTCCTTGCGGCATTCAGTTTTATCCATGGGAAAGAACTTGCTGAAATCAGTGCCGTGTCCAACCACGCCAATTGGCTTTGCGTAGCCAGTTTTAGCAATTTCTGCAGCGCCGAACTGAGTGTAAGTGATGAGCTTGTCCCATCTTGAGATGGGAGCTAACAGCTCAGGAAATAAACCATAAGAATCGATGGGGGTGTAAACAATTGTTTTGAAGCCCATGTCTGCTTGCATTGCGCTCACTTGCTCAAACAAGCTAATTGCCACCCAAATATCATTCACAATAAATATAAGATCTGGGCGCACACGTTGCACTATTTCGACCATGCGATGAGAACCGAATGGATCAGAGCCATGCGCCATAGCTGGATACATGCGGCAATGCTGCTGCATGTCATTTGGGTCACCATGCCAGTTCACTGAAAGCGCATGAACTTCATGCTCTTTGGCCAATGCTGGAATGAGGTACTCAGCTACACGACCAAAGCCAGTCTGTACGCCCGTATCACCACAATAAAGAATTCGTGCCATGAAAACAAGAAAAACCTTGTTCGATAATAGTCCTGTTTTTTACACTGGCACTACTGGCGCTTGCTGGCGAAAGTATTCAATACTGCAACGGCAACGTGCGCGACATGCACATCGCTGTCCCGGCAATGGAAGCGTACCAATGGGGACAATGCCTCG